ATAATTACTAGCATTTAAGTAATTATATAATAACAAATAAGGGACGTTTAACCCTGGAAGGGACGTGCCGTCCCTTTAACCCTGGCATTGGACCTGGAAGGGACGTGCCGTCCCTTTAACCCTGGCATTGGACCCGGAAGGGACGTGCCGTGCCTTGGAAACCGTAGGTTTTCTGACTTAATACAACATAGGTTGGAACATTCTGCCGACACCACCCGATCCGGTGGGGTTCTTGGTGAGCAAGTTGTTGGCCTTCAAATATTGCAGGCCTTGGATGCAACCGAGAGGTATGCCGCATCCGCAATAGGGAGCACGGATGGTGATCACATTGCTGAGATTGGGATTCCTGCCCTGCATGGAAATGAGGCCGCCCTTTTTGTTGCCGCCCAGATTGCAAATGTTGTTTGTGATGGATGGAATGTTTTTGGCGCGTTTAGCACCAGACATGTATCCGACGGTCATGAGATGTGTGTTAGTTATACTATGTCTAAATATTTTATTTTTTATGAATTGAAATTGTGCGCGAACATGCACAATTGGACAAAGACATTCCAAAATGGGCTTAAAGCAATCGTGCATTTATATGCAATTGCTCATCCAATGCAGAACCACCACCAACAATCCCCTCAGCGCCCGTGTCTCACATCCAAATTGTTGCACGCCGAGGAATTCATGCCGGCCGAGGATGGCGGCTTAATATTTAATCCTTACAACCCAGAAAACCGCGAGATTACATTGAGTCAGATTCAATCTATTCTCACCGCGTACGGCGTGCCGGATCCCAAGGTGCACAACATTGAGCTGTACAAGCGCGCGTTCGTGCATCAGTCTTACACCCGGCGCCCCGAGTTTGACGCCGTGGAAAACATCAGCGTGGTGGATAAGCCGGATGACTGCATGCCGCTGCGCACCAAATCCAACGAGCGGTTGGAATTTATCGGTGACGGAGTGTTGGAGTGCGTCGCCAAGTACTGCCTGTACCGTCGTTTCCCCAAAGAAAACGAGGGCTTCATGACGGAGAAGAAAATTGCCATTGTGAAGAACGAGTCCATCGGGCGCATGGCGTACGAGATGGGGCTGCACCAGTGGTTCATTATTTCGCGGCACTCGGAGGAAAAGAAGCTGCGCACGAACCTGAAGAAGCTGGGCTGCCTGTTTGAGGCGTTTGTGGGCGCGCTGTTCCTGGATTACAACAAGATTGCGATCAAGGACGAGGAGCACTGGTTTGAGCGCGTGTTTGCCACGGGGCCCGGGTCTCAGATGGCGCAGATCTTCATTGAAACCGTGTTTGAGAAGCACATTGACTGGATTGCGCTCATTCGGAACGACGACAACTACAAGAACATCCTGCAGGTCAAAATTCAGAAGGAGTTCAAAACCACGCCAGACTACATTGAGCTGGGGCGCGACATGGAGGTGGGATACACCATGGGCGTGTATTTGTGCCTGGGTCAAGAAATATACGAGACGTCGCCTGCCGCGGCCGTCAGCTTTGCAGAGCTGAAGACGTTTGAGGCGGTGCACGCGGCGTGCGAAGCGGCGGGTGGCCGCATTCTGGTGTTCCTGGCGCAGGCCTCGCACAAAATAAAGAAAAAGGCGGAGCAGCTGGCGTGCGACAGCGCCATTCAGCACATCATGCCTTAGGGGTTAGGGGTTAGAGTGTCAAGCAGCGCGCCTTGTCGCTCAATTGTTTCCAGATGTGAGGCGATGACTTCGTCGCGGTCTTTGATGGTGGCAATCAAGTCCGAATTCTGGCGGATTTTTTGGTTGCACAACTCCCGCATCTTTTCCAGTTTGACGGCCTGTGATTGCACCGTTTGTATTAATTCTTCCACCGTGATGGTGCGAGTTTCAGCACTGGGTGCCTTGAATGTGATGAGTGCCTTTAAAATGGCATCCGAATCTTGATCGTGTTTTTTCCCTTGCATTTTCATTTTTTCATTGATTTGCTGCATGACATCGGGTTTCATGGAGGGGTGCCCCGGTTCATACAATTTCAGCGCAGCATCTACCTCATCCATGTAGAACTGAAGCAGCGCGGGCTCCTTTATGAAATCAGACACCAGTTTTGGGCTCACGCGCATGTGTTTGTCGCGGCCCATGTTTTTGAGCAGCACGCGCTTGTCAAACGTGTTGTGCTCGTGCGAAAACACGAGAATGACTTTCATGGGATCCAGCTGCGCCATGGGAACGGTGTACCCGCGCAAAAATGCGCGCTCTTCGGCCAAGCACGCGCTCTCCTCGTATGTAAGATTCATTTCGGAGAGCAGCTCCTTCCAAAATGCAAATGTGGCCGCAGTGGCGTGGTTCGGACCGTAGGGACCAAACTGCACCATCTGGCCTTCGCCAACGCCCTTAAAATAAATGCACATTTCGCTGCTGCCCACCAGTTTGATGCCGGTTCGCCGTTTCCGGTGGTGCAACAGGGTTTCCACCGCGTGCGACACGCGCTCGGGCGGGTAGTAGTCGTCGTCATCCATGTACACGATAATTTCGCCCTGCGCCTTTTCATGCATCAGGTTGCGCTTCTTGCCGAGCGAAATTTTATCGGCAATACGGTAGTATTTGACGCATGGATGATGTGATACGAGATCGCCCACCGGGTCGGTGCCGTCGTCCACGATGATCCACTCCATTCGGTCGCGGGGATACGTTTGATGGTTGAAACACTCCATCATGGCGGCAATGAACGGGCGGCGGTTGAACGTGGGGGTGCACACGCTGACCAATGGCTTGTCCAGGTTTTTTTGTTGCATTGTGATTTGTTATTATAATGCAACATGGGTTTATTATGTTTTATGGGTTATGCTTTATGCACGCGCGCGCGCGCTTAGGCGGGTGCTTTTTGATTTTGATTTTGACTTGACAAATAATACGATATTCCGCCCGATACCAAAACCACGACGGCCATTATAACCGCAGATGCAGGCGGAAGTTGAACCGCCGCCATGATGAGTGCAACAATGACAAACACCAGGATGAAAGGTTTCATTCTGCGCATAAATTCGTTGGTGACAATCATCGGGTCATCACTAAACAATTGTTTAAAGTAAAACAGATAAAACAGATAACCAAATTCGTAAATTACGGGGAATCCAGACACAAACCCAACCACGCACATCAATATAAATGAGCAAATGAACACTGTTATTTTGTATAGTCCTTTCAGAGCCAGGCTTTGAGTCGCGTAAGTCATGGGCATGAATGCAAGCAATCCTCCAATCCATCCAGGAATCCACATTCCAAGCAATAACACCAACATTAATGAAAATGAAAATTGGGTAAATGCTCCAAACACAAGCCAGATAAAAAAAGAAAGAAACCCGTCATCCGATGCTTTAAATTCTATGTTTTTGGACGCGACGGGTTTCAACGAGGTTTGTATGTTCAGAGTGTGCGTCTTTCCAAGCAAAGATTTTGAAAATTTAAAAAACTTATTCAATATTTTGCCGCCAATTTCGTAGGAAGATTCTTGTGTAATTTGAAACCATCGCGACATTGACTGAAACTTGTTCCTGTCTTTGTTCACATCACTTATGTATTCGTTGCTCACCAAATTGCTGCAGTATGGATTTTTGTTTTGTGATGAAAGGGTGTCCAACGTGGTTTTGTCAACCGGATAATCTGTGTCCACATTCACCATTTGCAACGTGTTGCAGTAATTCGTTGAAGTGGTCCACGCGAACAAGATGAATGTCGCCAATATTTTTGCAATGTCTTTTCCGTAATCTTTGAATGGTTTGTCCGACCACGACGGTTGTGCATTTGTGCCAGTTCCAGGATAATCGTTGATGCGGTTGAGATTCATTGGCATAAAACAAAGTATTATAATAATGATTTATTATAATATTATTATTATTATTTCATTTCATGAATTGATGCATAATCGCACTAAACTAAATGCGCGTGACAACCATGTGCGCTATCTTGCATACATGAGCGCGCAATTGCCGCCAATGAACGTGATCACGTTGTATCTCTCTTCCAGAACCGTCAGGTCGTAGTTGTAATCATAAATGCGCCACTCCGGCTTGTTCACGCCGATGGGGCGACCCGTTTCTGGGTCGCAAATGGTGTAGTAGTTGGCGCTCGGGTCCAGCGGCGGCGGGTACGTGTTGAATTCCAGCTCAATTGTGGAGAATTTGCTCATGTTGATTGCGCCGCTGGGCTGGTACGTGTCCAATGTTGCATCCAGCCCAAAATTGTATATGTAGAGCCCGAACGGCGCGGACCCCGCCGTGCGGATGTACTTTTCCACGTAGTTGTAAACGCCCGATTCCAGCATGTTCTCGCGGTACGAGCCGTTCAGCAGAATGCCGAGCTGCTGCAGAATCTCGCGCTGGTTCTCCACGTTGTAGTCCTGCGTGACGTAAAGTCCCGACAGCGTGCCGTCAGGCTCCACGCCGGGGCCGATGTGTGATTGATTGCAGGGGTTTGGAAACGCGCCGCTGACGGGCGCCGGCGTCACATCGTCCGGAATCACGTTCATGTATTTCCAGTTCGTGTAGTTGCTCCACTGGTTGCGCAGGTTGATGTCGCTGCGCTGAAACAGGAACATCCACGTGGCCACCATGCCCATCGTGTTCTGCAGCTCCACGCGGTGGACGCCGGTGATGTTCTTGAAATCCCACTCATACGCTTCCTTAAGCAGGTACTTCTGCTCCTGGGATGCAAACACGCGCGACTCCTCGGCCGACAGAAAGCAGTAGGTGGAAATCAGGTGCACGTCGGCGTTCCAGTCCGTGCGCTTGTCAGCATACACGTCGGCCGTGGCAATGTCGGGCGAGGGGGGTGGCTGCAGGAACCGGTAAAACTGATACTCCTGCTCGTTGAAGTTGGGCTGAATGAAGGGCGCCTGTGCCACTTCAGTCGGGTTTGATGCCGGATGCTTGATGTCGCGCGTGACAAAGAGCTCGCGCACCGGGCGCATGACAACTTCAATGTGCAGCTCGTTGTATTGCAGCGCCACCAGCGGGAATGCGGTGCGGCTGTTGTTGCAGAACCACGCATTCAGCGGGATGTACAGCTTGCGGCTGCGAATGGAGGGTTCCGGTCCCTGCTGGCTCGTGTTGTAATACACGTTGGGGTACGTGCCCTTGCGCCCCGAGAAGTTGGCGGGGTCGTTCAGCTCCGCAGTGCTGCCGGTCATGTTGTCGTAGAGGGAGCGCTTGGTGCCGTTCAGATCGCGCTGCACCACCGCCTGCAAGTATTTCCCAGTCATGCGCTGCAGAATTTGGCCGCCGACGGAAAACACGATTTCCTTGATCATTTGGGTGCCGAGATTTTCAATCCAGCGAAACTCGTAGGGGTGCCACGCGTCATTGCACGACAGGGGCGGATAAATCGGGCTCCAAATGGTGGGAAGCGTGACCACGAGGTAGGTGTCCATGATCAGCTCCGCATAGCGCGGCACCGTGAATGTGAACCGCGATTCCTCGCTCATGCGCAGATTGCGCAACCCGGTGAAATCAATTCTAAACTTTTGCATGCCAAAATTGGTGTATTTGGCATATGCGGTTTTGAAAAATGACTTTTTCGGGTTGGAATTTAGAATGATGTTTTGATTACCATATGACACAATGTTTAGTAGACCACCCGTCATTTTATATTGTTGTGTTTATTATTTTTTATTTATAGTGACAATGTAATATATACATTATTTGCATTTGTATTTAAATCGTTGCATTAATAGCACATTAGTTATAGTAAAGCGACAACACAATACCATCCACGCAACACCTTGAAAATGGCAATAATAAACCCAAATGAGCCATCTGCACCGCCCATGGAACCAGATGATAATACATTTCCATATGGTGCGACGGGATCTGCACCGCCGGAAGACATCATAGATGCAAATGATAATGCGGCGCCGTCAATTGCATCCAATGCAATTGGTGCGGTTGCCATCGCATCCACACTTGCAAAGGGCGCATTGGCCACTGCCAATGCAAATCCATTAAGAATGGCTCTTTATGTGATATTGGCGGTCGTGATGGCGTGCACCATAGCGTATTATGTGATAATGGCCAATAAAAAACAAAATGAAAT